GTACAGGCCGAACGCTGACCAGACATCTTATGAGTTTTGGAACGCTGTCGTCACGGAATTGCTTCTGATGGGCGTGTCCACCGTCTGGAGCCTGCCGGATGTTGAGAGCGAAAGCGGCTATCAGCTGAGGCTCATCCCCAAAGAGTGGATTATGGACTCGGAGCGCAAGACAAATTATGCGCCTGACATGATCCGGGTCACGGCGAACACCTCAGGCGACATCATCGAGATCCCTCGCACGGAGTTCGTGCAATTTCGGATGTATTCACCGGGTAATCCGGGCGGCTACCAGTCTCCGATCGCGGCACTCAGGCAGACACTTAATGAGCAGATTCAGGCTGACCGCTTCAGGACGGATATTTGGTCATCGTCCGGGCGGTTTAACGCATACTTGACTCGCCCGGTCAATGTCCAACCGTGGAACGAAGAGCAGCGCAAGGCTTTCCTGACGTCATTCCGCGAAGGTTGGGGCAGAAGCGGCGGCAACCGTGGCAAAATCCCTCTGCTTGAGGATGGTATGGAGATCAAGCCATACCAGTTTAATGCCAAAGAAGCTCAGTACGCAGAGACCAAGCAGCTGAGCCGGGAAGACGTTGCGGCGGCTTATCACGTCAATCCGTCCCTGATCTGGCACACGACCACGCAGACCTATGCGAGTGCAAAGGACAATGCTCGTGCGCTTTACGCTGACTGTCTTGGCCCTACGCTCCAGATGCTGCAGCAGAGGATCAATGCTTTTCTTCTGCCGATGGTTGGGGCTGATGCGAACACATACGTCGAATTTGATCTGACCGAAAAGCTGAAGGGCAGTTTTGAAGAACGTGCTTCTATTCTTCAGGCATCTGTCGGTGGCCCGTGGATGACACGCAACGAAGCCCGTGCAGACAACAACCTGCCGCCTGTCGATGGCGGAGACGAACTGATTGTACCGCTTAATGTGTTAGAGGGCGGGCAGGCATCGCCGCAGGATTCCGCTCCGCCAAAGATGATCGTGCCGTCACACAGAAAAGATCGTGGCGACACTGTAAGAGTCAAGGGGCGGTCAGATGAAGCGGAAGACGCAGACGTTGCGGAAATTCTGCGGAAGTTCTTCAAACGTCAGGCAAACAGCGTCCTGCCGAAAATCGGCGCCAAGTCTGAATGGTGGGACGAAGACCGATGGGACGGTGAGCTGACGGACGACCTTCTGCCAGTCATCGAACAGATAGCTGACAAGCACGGTATGAGTGTCGCTGAAATCATTGGTACGGAGTATGGCATTGAGATCACCAGAAACTACCTGAAGAAGCTGACACAGGGCAGGGCGCACGCAATCAACACTGCCACGCTTGAAAAGCTGACGGATGCCATCGAAGGCGAAGAAATTGAACCTGCGGAAGTGTTCAAAAAGCGTGAGGAACAGGATGCGAATACATTCGGACGTTCGCTCGCAACGGCTGTTTCCAGCTGGGCGGTCATCGAGGCGGTTCATCAGGCGCAGGACAGCGGCTTTGAACGTAAAGCCGAAAAAGAGTGGGTCACAGGCCCGAACAGCCGACCGTCACACGCCGCCATGAATGGGCAGAGGGTCGGCATTGACGAGAACTTTTCTAACGGTGCCCGGTGGCCCGGTGATGATAATCTCTCGCCCGATGAGTCATGTGGATGCAACTGCTCCACGGATGTCGTGTGGGATGATTGAGGAGGTAATTATGAACCACAAACACAAAGAATTCGCCATCAAATCAGACGGCGAAAAGGATACTGGAACAATTTCCGGCTATTTCAGTACATACGACCGCATCCCGGACAGCTACGGCGATGTCATCGCACCGGGAGCGTTTACAGAAACTATCAAAAAGCGCGAGGAGAGCGGTCACCCATTCCCGCTGTGCTGGAACCACGACCCGAACCAGATAATCGGCAAGGTGGACGCCATTGAGGACACCGAGAAAGGCCCGCTCATGACAGCGAGCTTTTTTGATTCACCGCTTGCACAGGAAAAACGCAACCTCGTCAAAGAGGGCGTGGTTTACCAGTTCAGCTTTGCATTTGATGTTCTGGATGCAGGCCCTGCGGAAGATATCAAGGCAAATGAACTGCGGAAGCTTGACCTTTTCGAGGTGAGCGTTGTGCCGATCCCGGCAAACCAGAACGCTGTGGTGACGGACATTAAGTCCGGGCGGCGCAATAGAAAGTCCGATGCGGATATTTTGAAACAGATCAGAAGTCTCGTTGACCAGTTACTGGAAGACGAGGATGAAGATATAGAAGCCGATGATTCTGCAAAGGATCAGCCGAAAGACAATGCCGAGATCGAGGCAAAGGATCAGACGGTTGACAATGCACGGAGACAGAAACTTCTGGATGCAATTAACAACGACTTAAAGGAGGTCAATCATGACTCTTAAAGAACAGCTTGCGGAATTAAAAGAACGCCGCAACGCGCTGAAAGAGCGCATCGAAGCCAATGACGCCGAAGCAATCGCGGAAGGCGAGAAGCTTCAGGCCGAAATCGAAACGAAAACCGCTGAGATCGATCAGGCAGAGAAGAAAGCTGCGCTGCTGAATGCGATCGGCACCAAAGAAAAGGAGGATGGCAATATGCCTGAAGTCAAGACGGCGAACAGCCTCGGGGAAAACTTTGTGAACCTTGTAAAATCCGCGCAGCCGGGCAAGCGCTTCAACCTGATCGCGCCGGCATTTAAGGCGGCATCTGATATTCAGGTTCGCCCGACCGGCATCGAGCCGTACGCCACGACATATGACCGTAATGTCGTAACCGCACCGCGCACGCCGCTCGTCATCCGTGACCTGTTCGGTTCCGAGACCATCTCCGGCAATACTCTGGTTTATCTCATTGAGGGTGCCATGGAAGGCGCTCCGGCGGTGACCACAGAAGGTAACAAGAAAGCGCAGGTGCACTTTGCGGATCCGACTCCGAAGACCGTAAGCCTGAAGAAAATCACGGAATTCATTAAGGAGTCCGATGAATACATTTCGGATTACCCGTTCCTCGCATCTGCAATCAACGGGAGACTGCTCTACGCTCTGGGCCTGAAGGAGCAGAGCGAACTGGTCGCTGATCTGCTCGGCACTTCCGGCATTCAGACCGGCAACATCACAGCAGCGGCAACTTATCTTGAGGTCGCCGAAGCAATTCTGCAGGCGGCAATGGACGTGCAGGAGCAGTCTGGCTTTGCAGCTGATGCAATCGCGCTGAACCCCGCTGACTGGTTCCTTCTTCGTACGCTCAAGATGACCAACAATGAGTACTTCGGTGGTGGCCCCTTCGGCGCTCAGAACGTTCCGAATCTGTGGGGTATCCCGGTGTGCGTGACTACCGCGATTGCGGCGAAGAAGTTCGTCGTTGGCGCGTTTAAGACCTGCGGCTCTGTCGTCAGCAAGGGCGGCGTCTCTGTCGAGGCTACCAATAGCAACGAAGATGACTTTGTGAAGAACCTGATGACGATCCGTGCTGAAGAGCGCCTGGCGTTGGCAGTCCGTCGCCCGGCGGGATTCAAGGTTCTGACGAAGGCAACGACCTGAGAAGGGTGTAGAGATCAGGGAGTGCTTTAAGCTCTCCCGTTCTTATGAAAGGCGGTGAAACCGATGCTGAAGCACTATATCGTAAACGGCAAAGAATACCAGTATGAAGAAGGCGAACAGCCGAATGGTGCCGTTGAAATCAAAAGGATGGTCGAACCGTCTGAAAAGGCTGTGAAACCTGCCAACAAGGCGCGTAAGGCGGTGAAGGAAAAATGAAAACCCTCTGGGGATATGAGCTGACGGAAGCGGAGACGATGCCGGAACTGCTTGACGTCGTGAATTTCAACCTTTTCACCGCGGATAAATATTCCGGGGATGTTCGCATACCGAGGGAGCTTGCGGCGGCAAGTACGGCAATCCGCAACTATGTCGGGTGGCATCTATATCCGTCAGAAGCCTGCAAGCTGACCATGACCATGCAGGACAGACGAGTGACTTTTGTCGGATGCGACCTTCTGGTTCAGCTTCCGGCAAAGTATGTCACGGCAGTCACATCTGTCACAGTAAATGGCGCGGCTTATGAATTCACGTTTGAGGTGAACGGCACGCTCAGGATTTATGACGTACATGATCATAGCCTCAAACGTTATTCCGAGGTCGTGATCGACTACGTTGCAGGCCTGCCGGACGCCCTGATGAATGCCGTCCGTGAGCTGATGGCGCACAGGGTGACCCACGCACTTGTATCGTCAAATGGCGTGACAAGCGAGACGGCAGGCGGCGTCTCCATCACATACAACGCCGCATGGATCAATAACAGCCGTGCCACTGCGCTCCCGGACGACAACAAAGAGGTGCTTGCGCCGTACCGTTTACAGGGGGTGTTCTGAATGGTTCCATCTTGGGCAAACCAGACCGTGACGATCATCAGACCCGGAACGAAAATTGAACGTGGTTCGGAAGTTCCCGACTGGACGAACACATGGGAGAAAGATGTCTCCGGCTGTTCGTTTCAGCCTGCGGCGTCAACCCTGTCTCAGGACGGGCGAGTGCTTGGGGTCTTTGACGGAGATACCTGCTATATGCCGCCTGGG